TATCGCGGTTATGTTCGGCGTCTGCCGTAATGGTGGTGGGAAGAACCGCAAGGGAGAGAAACGATAATGGCGCGTGGATACCGGATGACGCCGAAGCGCAAAGCGGCGTTGCGTAAAGCTCAAGCTGCTAGTGCGCGTAAACGCAAAGGTAAGGGCAAAGGCAAACTTGCTGCTGCGAACAGAAGCAATAGTAGGTTGCGTACTGGAATCAAAGCCGCTGTTGGTGCTGCTGCGGTAGGCATGATGGCGTATGGCGCTCACAGGACTCATGGGCAAATTCGTAGAACTGTGTCTGAAGGCGTTCGTGAACGTGCGCGTATTCGTGTAGCTGGACGACAAGAAATACGAAACATCAATGCCGCCAGAGATAAGTTGATCGCTGGTAACAGGCGTCGAGTTCGTCGTAGCGTAGCTACGGAAAAACTGCGTCAAGCTGCTAAAGGTACGAGCGGTAGTGGTAAAAGGCAGTTTGTGTCATCAAGAGTGATGGTGGGTTACTCACAAAGAGGCGCACATAATTCCAAGCGTACTGGCGCACCACGGTCAAATAGCACCAAGGGAGTGTTTCTCAGGGCTAAATTTATGGGAAATACCACTGCCCGTCTTCGTCAGAAGCACAGAAAAGTTCTTTGGAGGGGTTAAGACACGGTGGGCAGATTCAGGTTCACGCCGAAACGCAAGATCGCGTTGCAGAAAGCGCAACGTACCTCTGCGCGTAAAAGGAAGCGCGGCGGGTTCCTGATGAAATTCACTCTCAATAAGACTGCTGATCTTCTCACCAAAGGTGGGGCTGGTAAGGCTCAGGATTTCTTCTCAAAGAACGCTCGGCGTTCCAAGCGTAAGCGTAAAGCTGCAAGGAGGCGGCGCTAATGGCGAGAGTGGTGGGCGCTCGTCACAAGATGACCGCCAAGCGCAGGACGCAATTGAAACGCGCACAGGCCATCAGCGCACGCAAGCGCAGGCTGGCACCAAATAAGCGTCAACCAGTTGCAGTACGCAGGGCGCGTGCGCGTAAACCTGTGGCTATCAATACGGTCAAGGTTCACAAGCGGGGAATCAGTAAGAGACATGTCGCTGGTGGTATCGCTGCTGCTGCGGTGATTGCTGGTGGTGCTTATGGGATTAAACGCCATCAGAACATCAGTCGTTATAAGAAAGAACGTAGATTAATTCGTAAGCATCGTAGTGGTTATCTGCCACCAACACTTACGTTTTATCATCAAACTTACCGTCAAGGTCATCGTGCAATCCTTGCTGGTGATGATTTCAAGCACAAGCAGCGGCATCACAATAGGCAAAGGACTGATCGTGTTTGGGGTTATACCCGTAACTCCACACGCGAAAGAATGTCGTGGAATTACGGTGAATACACTGTAAAGACTTCAGTGAAAAGAAGCCATATCGCTGATTTTGCCCCTTCTTTTGGAGCGCCCCAAGCGTGGGAAGGTAAGAAAGTCATCAAGGGTGAAGGTAGGGGCGCTTGGGTTTCGATCAAGCGTGAACATCTTGGTAAATACAAGTTCGTTGATCATTATTCGCCAAGAGCTAATCCTGTGCATGGCACCAGTGCTAATCGTGCGAGAGCGCGGAGGATTAGTAGAGCAGGGTGGAAATTAGGCGTAGCTCGTTTCGCAGTAAGTGGCAAGGGTGTTGCGAGCCTTATTCCACGACGTAGCTTGGGGAATAGCGCACGTTTTGCGGTAAGTCGTTCGGGAGTAGTGAGTCATCATGGCTAGGCGGCGACAGCAGTATAAATACACGGCACGGCGTAAAGCCGCGTGGCGCAGGGCACAAGCTAAAGGTGCCAAAATGCGTAAAGGTAAAGCGATGGGCGGTGGCAAGAAAACTGCTGCCGTTGTCGGGGTTCTCGCTGTCGGTGTGGGTATCGGAGTTGTGTTGGGGCGCAAGCATCCCGGTCCACAGGGTGGAGGTCCGAAGAACGTGATTCACCACAAGCCAGCGCAAGCAAAACCTGACGTTACGCCGATAGCCCAGGTTGTGGAAAACGCCAGACCAGCGGAATTCAAGACTGCTACACAAACTGCACAGCCCATACCTCAATCTGCGGCTAGTGCGGAAGGTATGACAAAGCGCGTTCTCGTTACCGGCAGTAGAGATTGGAATGATCACCAAGCTATCTACAACGCTTTAGGTGAACAATTGGCTGAGAACGGCAGCATCGTTGTTGTGCATGGTAACGGTAGAGGCGCAGACCGCATTGCTAGTGGTTGGGCACGAGCGCAGAACTCTATGGGCAGGAATGTTACTGAAGAAGTGCATCATGCACAGTGGGATGCTCTCGGTAAAAAGGCTGGCCCTATGCGTAACATACAGATGGTGAATTCTGGCGCGGATATCGCTCTGGCTTTCCCCACTGCGAGCAGTGTTGGTACACGGCACACAATGAAACTTGCTGCTATCGCCGGTATCAAAATCAGAAACTATGGATACTGATGGCTAGACGCTACAGGATGACGCCAAAGCGGAAGTCTGCTCTCAAAAAAGCGCAAGCTGCGTCTGCCAAGAAACGCCGGGGCACCCGTAATCGCAGGCTGAGCGTGGCTGGCGGGGTTACAGTAGTAGCCGTCACCGCTGGTGCAGCCTACTTTGGGCGGCACCACCTGGCACGGGCAGCACGAGCGACACGGGGTGTCCCGAAGGCACCACCACCAGGAAAGGAATTGGTACACATTCCCGGTATGGGTCGGGGTGGAAGTGGTACAGCATTTGAACGAGATAGAATGTCAGGCCCAAACAGAATAGTGCCGTTTGGTAATCCTGGTCACGAAGTCAGCATGATGATTCATGGTAGAAGAATCGGAGCCAGGAATCGCAGAAATGCAGAAAAAAGAGCGAGACAGCGGAACAAGAAAGTTTTCCGGCAGCGCATGACGTATAGGAAAGAGAATAACCCGATACCAAGGGTGAACCGTTTCACCAGGGCACAAGCTCGACGCAGGAAGAAGAAGTAATGGCGAAACGTAGGGCTAGGCGCGGCGGTGGTCGTGGTGGTTACCGCATTTCGCAGGGTGGTCAATACAAGATGACACCGAAGCGTCGTGCAGCTTTGAAAAAAGCTCAAATAGCTTCTGCGCGTAAGCGCAAAGGGATGAGCACTAAGAGCAAAGTTGGTATTGGCGTTGGTGTTACCAGCACTGTTGCACTCGGTGCCGTATTGGGTACAGGCATTGTGCGACATAGGATTTCAGGTTCACAGCTTTCCGTTACCGTAGGTCGTGGACGACAGGGTGAAATGGTTCCCTCGCGGCCTTCAAGTCATGTGCCCTCTACAAATCATTACGCTCAACATGGCTCAACAGGTATGACTGTGCAACGTGGGCCTAGACGACGAGATAGGCTTGGTATTCATCATCGTACAAGAATGGTGCAAGACCCTACTGATACGCATATAGCTAAAGCTAATGGTGTTCAGATCACCATGACTGGGGATACGCCATTTCGTCAAGAACACTTGTTCGGAATCAGCATTCCTGGTATCGGTCGTATTGGTGCCCGATATCAGCATCGTGGCGTGAGTGGCGATAAACTCAAGAAAGCACTTTCCAGTCCTAAAGACGTAAGTAAGATCGTCTTCGGCAAGAAGATTCCCAGTGGTTTAGCTCCACCACAAGGCAGAGGAATGCAGAAACCAGCACCGCATGTGCCTGGTGGACGCCATATCACGCAGGCACAAAGGGACGCAATACCCTTCAGGAAGGGTAAGAGTGCTCCAAAATCTAATTGGCCGCATACTAGCGAAGATAAGTCAAGAATTCAGAATGAAGGTTTGCGTAACGGTACGCATTATCTTCATCCTACAAAGGGCGTTATTCCGTTCCCCGAAAGTGCCAGGGGTCGAAGGGCAGTAGAGAGCAAGGTACTTGCCTGGAAACTTGGTGGGGATCGTGGAATTTTACCGAGAGGTTGGTGGGACGAATAATGGCTAAACGCCGTGGTGGTGGATATAGGGGAAATCCCTATAACGCTAAAGCGTACAAGTTTACGGCTAGGCGTAGAGCCGCGCTGAAGAAAGCACAGCTTAAATCAGCCCGTGAACGCCGAATCAAGGTGGGCATCATGGCAGTCGGAGGTATCGCTGCTGTGGGTGTTGGTGTGTACTTGGGCCGAAACACCGCTGTAGGCAAGGGTGTTCGTCGTGATATTGCGAAACAAACTCGCCGGTTCAGCCCACAACACGTTGGTCGTGCTGCGAATCTTGCGCGTGCGCGTGCTGCGGTGAATCCTATCAACAAGGAAACCATGCGGATGGCTGGTGCTATTTCACCGGCTGATGCTCCGCGTACGGGAATGCCGTTGCATATCGGGCCGCACACTCCTGGTGGTTCGCTACAGGCTAAACCTCCTGATACTTCTCAATACAAGAGAACTGACCTTGGCAAGCAATCGGAAGCTTCGGTCAAGGAGGCACGGGCAGCCATTGAAGCGGAAGCAGCATGGAAGGCTTCTGCGGAAGGTTCGATTGCGCGTTTCACTGATACCAGTGAAGCTTCACTTCCCAGTGAATTGACTGGGGAAAAGATACAACCTTTGCGTCGTGAAACTGCGGCTCGTGCAGTGGGGCAGCATCAAGCTGCCAGATCACGCTCCGGTTCGCCCAACCCCGGTAAAGCTGCAAACAGAGACACCGTGGATATGATGATCGCCGGTTCTATTGATGCGGCGCGTGCGGCTCACGGTGTGCAAACACCGATTCGCACAAATCCACGGGCTACCGGACCTATGCATATCGGTGCTGGTGCGACTGCCGCTGAACACGATGCATTGTGGGCTGAAATTGATAAGAATCGTGGCCTAAGCACTACTCGTCCTGGCGTTCCACAAACTACAGCACGGGCCGCTAATACTACCAGCGTTCCTGGTGTGGGAACGAGTCACAGTCCGAAGTTGGCTGTTGGCTCAAGTATTCCCGGTTGGCATGGACTGAGTAAAGAAAAGAAAGCAGACATGCGTGGTATTGCTGAAATGGGTGGTTTGAAGATCAATGCCACAGGCTTGATCAGTAGCCCTGCCAAGAAAGCCGCTGCAAAGAAACCACCAGCCAACCCTTCTGGTCGAACACCAAGGCAACCACCAGCACCACCGCATCAAATAAGCACTGCGTTCTATGACATGCCACATAGTGCCCCGCAGCACAATGAGCAAATTGGCAATTGGAACTTATTCTCAGACTCTCAAAAAGATGCGATCCGCAAGAACTTCCAAAAGCACAGCCAACGAAAAAATTGGAGAATGATGCTTGATCCTGGTGGTCGTTACTTCAGTGTTGATTGGTAGGAATCATGGCGCGTAGACGTGGTAAATACAAGATGACGCCTCGTAGGCGTGCGGCGTTGAAAAAGGCTCAAGCTGCGTCTGCGCGGAGAAGGCGTTTTCAAGGCGTGAAAAACGCTCTGAGTGTTACCGGCCAGGTGGCGGGTACGGTGGCAGCCGGTGCTGCGTTATGGCATTTGGAAGGTTATGCGCGTGATCCCGGTAAAGCTGTACGTCACGCTAAAGCATTCAACAACTTTGTTCGGTATGGGCGTCAAAGTACACCAATAGTGCGAAAGTCTGGTTCGATTAATCCCCATCGTATTGGCCCGATTCGCCCTGTACGGAACGGAGTAGCAGGAAGACGCATCAACAACCGCCAGCGACGTGCCACGCAGGGTAGGCTGTTCTGATGGCGAAGCGGCGGCGCATTAGAAAGCCGTATGTCTTTACTCCCTCGCGCAAAGCGGCACTGGATAAAGCCAGGGCCGTACGTTCCGCAAACGCCAAAAACAAACGTAAGGCAAAAGCCGGAAGTTCACGACGGCTGTATTCGTCAAACCCCATCACCCGAGGTCAGGGTATCAGTGGGGCCAAGAAGAACTTCATCCCTTACGCTCGCGTCAATCAGCGCAGCCAAACTGCTGGATTCAACGTGGGCACGATCATCCCCGGCACGGGTAAGCGGGTAGTCAGCGGTGGCTACATACGCCTTGAAAACGTGAAAAAGGGAGGCGTAATTACCAATGCGCTTAACTCGCACGTTCCAAAAGGTTCGCTACTTGGTAAAGGTCGAAAATACTTCAACGAAAACGTTACGGTTACCAAACCTGCGCTACGCGCAGATGTTGGAGGAAGCCAAGTTCGCTTGGGCACTTCTCGTAGCGGTGGGGCCACGGTCACTGTACGTCGCGGCAGACACAAAGTACCGGCTAAAAACAGCCGTAAAGGTATGAAAGAATTCGACATTGCGATGCACAAGATTCGCACAAGGGATTTGAAGAGAGCGCGGTTGGCTAGGAGAGAGCTAAAGCCACGGCGGCGTGGAGTTGGACTGAATTAATGCAAGACCTCAACAACCCTGCTCACCCTGGTCATTGCAATCAGATGATTGCAACGAACGGAATTATGCCAGTACGCATATGGCATCACCCAGAGCCTATGTTGGAGTCAGTCAGAAACGAACTTGTCAATGAATGTCAAACACATCACAAGGAAAGATGCGGTTTGATAGATGCAGAATGGAACGTATGGAATGTTCCCAATTGCCATGACAGACCTTATCGTAATTACCTTATGGCTGATGAAGATGTATATCCCATACTGGACACGATCTACGAAAAGCGTGAGTCGCACATCATTGCGGTATGGCATACGCACCCTAATAACGTACCGTGGCCCAGTCCAAGGGATATCGTAGGGTGGCCGAATGCTCAGCTTAAATGGCGATACTTCATTGTAACTAACGATGAAGTAATTGAGTGGGGGTTGACATGACACGACCCACACCACAACACAGGAATGATGACGAAGACGAATTGAGGATTAGGTGGCTTCTAAGATATCTGCGCGTCCAGACAAAGTTCGATACCCGTGTGAAGACTATTTTGATCGCATCAGCGCAGGAAGCGTTCGATCGCGTAGACGATCTTGCCTCGAACTCAACCTTCAGTGCGAAAGTGCGAAGTGCCCAAATACGCATGGTGATGAAAGAGCTTTCTCACATCTTGCAAGAGCTATTCGGCGAAATACTTCCGGTAATTCGTGATGGACAAAGAGCATCGGCGCAGGAAGCGGTTGAAGCGTTTGCAGAACAAGACGACGACTACCTCCGCAAAGCCTTCCGAGAAACCTCAGTCCGATCAGGAATCGACCTCGACCGATTCATCGCAGGACAAAAGAAGTCAGCCTCCCTCCACGTTGTCAGTGCAATACGGAACGTCGAACAACGTAAAGATTACGATCTCTCGACGCAGGTCTACAGAACACGAAGACTTGCCGATACCTGGGTACGCCGACAAGTAACGTCGGGAATTCTAAGGGGCGATGGTGCGAAAGAAATCGCTAAATCTGTGCGTAGTTCCATTAGACCCGCCACCCCTGGCGGGGTTAGCTACGCCGCAATGCGATTGGGAAGAACAGAAATCAACAATTCTTTCCACGCCACTAGCGTTGCTCTTTCCCAAGATCGACCGTGGGTGGAAGGGATGGTGTGGCATCTTAGTAAGGTTCACGAGTACGACGATCAAAGAGTTCCAGAAATCTGCGAAACCTACGCAGGGCAAGTATTTGAAGTGAACCATGTGCCTGCTAAGCCGCACCCACAGTGCCGGTGTTTCGTGACACCGCAGCTAGAACCGTTTGATGTATTTGCACGCAGCTTGACAGCAGGACGATACAGAGATTGGATGGACAATGCAGCGTAAAACACCCAAGTTTCCGAAGGAACAAGACATGAAGCTCAATTTGTCGCCATTCACCATGAGTCCCAGCAGCTTCCCTTCGGAGGGTTTCGCTACTGTCGGGAGCATGTCGAACGGAATTGAAGCGGCGAGAGCCGCTTTTCCATTGTTCGGCGGTGCTGAAGATGACGACACAGAAACCTCGCCAGCAGACTCCGACAAGTCTCCCGCGACGACTAGCTCGGACACAACAAGTTCTGCTGGCGGGGAACCCAACCTCAAAGAGGCAGAGGTTCCCAACCTTGAGGCGATGACGCCGGAAAAGATCGCAGAACTCCTGAAGAACGTTACCGATCTTTCCACAAAGGTCACTCAGCTTACCGCTGAAAACAACACCTACAAGACCAAAGAGCAAACTGCTGAGCGTGCCAAACAAACACGCGAACAGCAGCTTGAGCAAGACCTCGTGGACACGCAGAAGATCGTTGCCAAGATGGACGCTGTGATCCGACACACCGCGATTGTCAACGCAATTCAGGGTGCCAAGGACATTGAATTCCATAACGCACGGCACGTCATGTCTGAATTGGCAGACACCGCATTCGACGTTGACGTTGATCTGGAAAGTGGCTCAGCAACGGTCACCGGTATCGACGGCGAACTGAAGCGCATCGCCAAGGAGTTCCCCTGGTTGGTCAGCAAGGACAAGACCCACGCTCCCGCCAACCAGACGCAGCAGCGGGTCACCCGTGGTTCAGGCACCCCGCCAGGTGGCGCTGGCGACAACAACAAGAAGCTGACCACACGGTCGGAGATGATCAACAAGTTCCCCGTGATCGCGCACGGACGGGCTGGATGACACGCCGTGTTTCGCACCAGTTTTCCTGCAACACACTGATAGCATTAACCCCGAACAACCCAAAGGTGGAGGAACAAAATGGCTCTCGCAACCAAGCCGCGTTGGGACAAGTACGACGGCTACATTGGTAACTTTCGCGGTAACCTAGCCGCCGACATTGACCTTGACGAGGTAACTGGTGAGGCCAATCAGGTTCTCGCCGTGGGCATCAACTCCGTTGGTGCCATCGTCGTCGGTGGTGGTCAGACCGGCGTGGTCGGTGTGATGATCGTGGCGGTAGGTACTGACATTCACGGCAACCTGCTGGATGGCGGGGTGAACAATCAGGCCGGTGATCCTCAAGACGTTGGCAAGCATGGGGAAATTACCAATTTCAAGCCGTATAAGGCTTCTGACCCCACAACGTCACCGTTGGCCGCAGCAGGCACGAACTACTTCGGGCATCCCGATGGTTCTGTACTTCCCACCGAAGTAGCCGGTTCTAAGTACGTCGGACACACGGTGGAAGCTGATCGGCTGATTGTTGACTTCAGCACGTCGGCAGCAGAAATCACATAAGTACAGCAACCACTAACCGTCAAAGATCAAGACTGAAGGGAATGCCATGAAGCTGGCATATCAGGAAAACGGAAGGCCGTACATCAACGGTATTCCTGTCGGGCCGCTTTTTGGTGGCACTGCACCGGTTCGTCAAGAGGGCATCCTTACACAGGGTGATCTTGTCACGGTAACCGCCGATGGCATTGACCTCAATGCGCTGTGGAATTCGTTCGCTGAATCCATCGCCATTTACAACGAGGTCATGGACGATCTGATCGCGCTACTGACTTATCCGGTGACTGTGCCGGTCGAGCCAGTTGTGCAGATCGGCGAAACCACGTTTGAGGAAGCCACTGAACTTGGCGTTCCGCGTGGTGCTGGTCTTCCCATTGAAGTCTTCCAAATGGGTTACGACCTTCGTCACTACGACAAGCGGAATGCATTCTCGTGGATGTTCCTCGCTGACGCTGATGCGCGTCAGGTCGAGGCAATTCACGATGCAGTTCTGTGGGCCGATAAGCGACTGGTCTTCCGCAAGGTTATGGAAGCTCTGTTCGACAACCGGACTCGTCGGGCGAATATCCGCAACCAGGCATACAACGTGTACCCGCTGTACAACGGCGAAGGCGTTGCTCCCCCGCGCTTCAAGAACAACACGTTCGATGAAACGCACTCGCATTACCTCGTTTCTCAGAACTCGCTGATCGACTCGTCTGATCTTGAGGATTTGCTGGAAACTCTGGCACATCACGGGTATTCCCCGCAGGCCGGAACTCGTTTCCTGCTTCTCGCCAACAAAGCCGAAACCGATGCAATCCGCACTTTCCGGCGCGGTGTCATCAACAACAACGGC